CGCCTAGGAAGGTGTCTAGAGCAATTGCAACACCAACTGCAATAGCTAGTGGAGCAAGAGGAACAAAAAATGTAAGCAGAGCAAGTGACATACCCATAAATAGTTTACCCTTTGTCGCAAATAGTGCGTTTAATGACATTTTGTTTGTTTTAGTAAAAGATTATTCCGTTGTCGTATTGGTTATCATCTTCTGACTTATCAATCAGCGGGTCAATTTGTGTTTTATACCCTGGAAAAAGCTCTACATTTTTGGCTAAGTAATCAAAAAGTAGTTGCTCCTGGAACTCTGCTCGATTTTGAGCTTCATTCCTAAGATAGTTTAACTCTTGAAAGGAGCTCACTACAGCGTTTTCATCTGTATTTCGCAATACACCCTTACCTCGAAGGTTATTGGCCATCCAAGGCAGCGCTAAGCTGACTGTTCGCCACATAACTTGAGGCTTAATGTAGTTCTCAACAAGTGCTATTTCGTCTGCATTCAAAGTTTGAGCTGAAAACGATAAAAGTATTTCGTCGTAAAAGTTTGAACCCAAAAGTTTTTGAGTATAATTTGATTGAGCCGCAATTACGTGAGGAAAAAGGTCCTTCTCTTGAACGTTTTCGGTTACGGGAGAGTTTTCACGTATGTATGCTTGACTTATTAAGTATATCATTTTGTTTATTTTAATGCGTTTATCATCAATTGGACTGCAGAGGCTCCGCTTTTCTCGGCGGTGTCTTTAAGTGCGTTAATAAAGTCTTCGGAAAGGTTTATTTTAACGTTTGCATCAACGTTATATAGTTGTGCAACCGTATTTAGTATTTCCTCCACCTCAATTACTACCGCTTTTAGCTTTGTGTTGCTGAAAATAGCGAACGAGTCAAGTATTTCGCTTGTTGCGCCTAGCTTGCCTGAGGTTGCTACACCCATTACAACAGGTGAAATTTGATGAGCATAGGCAATGTTGTTAACAATACTTGTTTGAACGTCAGCAAAGGCCTCATCAAGCTTATTCGCGTCCATCATTGAGATGTCTGGCGCCGTTTCTCTATCTTTTGACGTCAGTACAACAACTTTACCCGCATTACGTGCACCCGCCATACTTTGTTGCAAGCTGCTAATGTACTTTTGCTTGTCGTCTTTGTTTGCAAACTGCTTATAAATTTTGATTATAGCCGATGGGTTGATTGAGTTTTGAATGTTTTGCTTTTGAAAGTAAGACACTTGACTATCTAGCCAAATCCAGTTTGAAGCTGAAACATACTGCGGCAAAGAGTATATGCGTTGTCCTGGACTGTCCTGCTGCAGTTGCAATAGCTCGGTTACTCCGCCTTCTTTGTTTGCGTGATTCAACTTTGTAATGAACTTTTCTTTACGGCTTGCGTATTGCCAATCCTCATTTATTAAGTAACCCTTTTTATTCGTTGCTGTTCGTACTTTTTCAGCGCCAATTACTTCAACGTTTTTTACTGTTCCGTTTGTTTTGTGAACAAGGAATGTATTGCGATTATGAATAAGCGTCTCTAGTGCCACCTGTCGAATGAATTTAGGGCTCATCTTACGCTTTAAACGAGTAAGTTGAAGGTCTTTCTCAAGTCCGTCTTTGCCTTTAATATCGACCTCTATATCGCTTGCCATCAAAATGTCTGATGTAAACTTCAAAATGGAAGAATGGAAAGGAGAAGAGTAATACATATCAATCAGGTGCTGAGGGTATAGGTTGTCAGAACCAAACGGAACAAACGCACCCCTTGCGTTAATATCAATTCGCGGTTGGCTTAGGTCATACCCAACGTTATTCGTGAACCTTTGATAATTAAAGCTTTGTGCATCTTCAGCATTTTGATTACTTTGCGGTGATGGTGATGGTGCTGGTGCAGAAGATTTAAATATTCTTTGAATTAAATTTGCCATTGTTTTATTTTATTATAAATAGACGGTATTTGTATTTGGGTAGCTTGCGGTTGTGCCTGTTACGTGGCACAAGCCCGTTTCGAGTTTTCGAAGGACTGATGTATTAATATTGTCGGGGTCACCGCTTGATGGCCACTCAAAACAGCTGTATATGTAGTTGCCATCTTTATTAAGTTCAATTTCTGCGTTTGATAAGGTTGCGCCTGTTGTAACACGTATATTAAATACGTCATACCTGCCTGGTGCGGCTGAAGTATTGCCAGTGGTTATGCAATATTCTGTCCTGAAGCTTTGCGTGTTTACAAATTCAAACAAAACATTCAAACTTTGATTCAGCATGAGCTCGGTTGCGGTTACCACAACAGCGTTAGTTGAATTACCTGTTAAGTGTATCATTTTTTAATTATGATTAAAGAGGTTTAAAACAAAAAAAAGGCCTTTACGCCCTTTTCGAGAGCGCAAGGGCCTTTTTTAAATTATGTTTATAAGCAGTTATTATGCTGCTATAAGTGCAAGCGCTGTTGCTTCTTGAATTTCAAAAACAGGCTTTGCATCTTCGCAGGTGAAAGTCAAAGTATAACCGTTAAGGTCAGCTTTGGCCGTTCCAGACCCGCCTTCATTTCCAGTTAAGTAAACTTTGTCATCATCTGACCCAAACAACCAATAAAGGCCGTTGCTGTCTTTAATTACAAATGTCAACCCAGGTTGTCCCAAAGCAAGCAAGAGCAGTTTTCTGCGTTTGTCAGCTTCTCTACGAGAAAGTTGGATTGTGATAGTTTGATTATAAAAAGTTGAACCGTTTACAAGGTCAATTGTGCTAGTTTCAACGTAATTTGAAGTGTTAGGGTTGAATGCGAACTGAACGAAAGACGTTACAGCTGACAAAAGAGTAACACCTGTAACCAAAGACGTAGCGTCAGTTGTTACGGCGTCATAAATTGCCCCATTATTAATCCAAGCACTTACAATACCACCCGTGTTACCACTGCAACTTTTTGCTATCTCTTCTAATGTGTTACAAAAACTCATTGTTGTTAGTTTTTTTGTATCTTTGCCCCAAGAGACTATTCTCTTAGGGCGTAGATAGATTTTTAATTGAGTGAATTATGATTAAAGAGTGTTGTATGTAACAACTTCTTCAGAAACCAAGTAGTTAACTCCAAACTTGAAGTTACCAACAATACGTACTGTACGTACTCCTGTCTTATCAAACTGCGGAATGATAGAAAGTTGCTCTTCATCAGACAATAGGTCAGTAACCAATGTCAAGTTTTGAGAGTCAGCCGCTACTATTCTTTCTGCAGGTAGACCTGGTGCCAAAAGCAAAGGAATACCGAGGAAGTTAGGCTCTTTAGCACCTACGTAGTATGCTTCGCTAGAAGCATTTGCGATAGCTTGCTGGTAAAGCTTGAAAACGTTTGTTGAAACATAGAACTTCAAGTTTTCACTCGAAATAACAGTTGCAGGAATAGCGTTGTAGATAATTTGCATTTGACCAACAACGTTAGCCGCAGTCAAAGCAGATACAGTTGCAGTAGCAACAATAACGTCATCATCAACGTCAGCAATCTTCAACACACCGTCACAAATGTTTTGTGGGTAAGTTGAACCTGTTACGTCACCTTGCCATACAGCAATCTCTAGGTCATTCTGAACCTTTTTTCCAACTTCACCAATCATATAGTCGACGAATTGAGCAGGAGCAGCTTCACCTGTGTTAGAACCAGCTCTTAAATACTCCGAAAGGAAGTTGTTTTCAAAAGTTGTTGAACACAATTCAAGTTGAATGTCTTTTGAACAAGCCTCTAGTTGCTTTTGAGAGAGTGTTCCCTCACCTGTTGAAGACCAAGCGCAGCTTGCATCTTTAATTATTGAACCTACATCATATCTCGGCACATTTACCTTGCTCTTAACACCAGGTATTACGCGAAACGTTCCTTTTGAAGGACCACTAAGTAGTGCCTTAGAGTAAAAGTCAATTAAGTCTTTTCCAGCATACGTAGTGTTGTCGGTAATTGAGAATTCGAATTTTTTCATTGTATTGTTTTTATTTTATTATTGTGTTTAGTTTTGTGAGTTTGATATAAAACGCTTCTCAGCATTAAATACACCACGTAGCTCAGAAATTTTTGTGTATACGTCTTTTTCAGTAGCAGTAAAGTCTTCTTCTTCAGTAGCAGCTCCGTCAATCTTCGCTTCTAGCGCCTCAATCTTAGCTTCTAGCTCGTCAATCTTAGCAAGCAGTACAGCTCTTTCATCTTCAACAGGAGCATCAGCAGCAGGAGCAGCATCATCTTCGGCCATTACTTCTTCAACTTGCTCAGAAGCTTCAGCCTCAGCTTCAATCTCTTTCATATCTGCGATTTTTCCATCAGCAACTACGATTACAATTCCCTCAGCGGCAATTTCATATTCTCCGTCAGCTGCACCAACAGTGTTTCCATCTGCGTCAACCATATTGACTGCAGACCCAACTGCTAGTTCGTCAACGATAAGCATTTCGTCTACTCCAGTAGCCGCAACCTCAACAAACAACTTTGTTTCCAAGTTGAAAGTTTTGACCGCACCTCTATTGCCTTCGAAGTACTTAGCAAAAAGTTTAATTTTCTTCATTTTATTTTCTTTATTGTGATAAATAGTTGTAATTTCTTTCGGTGTTTCAGACAGTTCAACGCTTAGCGCCTCTTTTTCTTTTAATGGAAGAGCGGCCATAAGTCCTTCGATTGAAAAGCCAACGCCTTCCATCTCTTTTATAAACTGCCAATCTTCGGCAGCTACTTTAGCCTCAATGAACCAACTACCTTTCGATAGTTCAAAGCCATAAAATTGAGACTTATCTAACTTGCTATCTTCAACAATCCAATTGGCCCTTACGAAAGCCTGTACTTTTCGCTCTGTATGTTCAAAGTTGAAAACCAAAACCCTTTGTGAAGCTTCTGAATTAAACTTCTCAACCATTCTTTCTATGACGTCTGCAGTAAATACAACGTTGTATTCTTTCCCGTCTGCATCCTTCCTGTAAATTTCTTTGTCCGCAATGATAGCTGGTCCCGCAATAATGCGTTTATCGTTTGAGAAAGACCACTTATCCTTATTTTCATTCTGAGCGTTGAAGCGCTTTGCCATTAGCTCAATCGCAGGTGTTTGCGTAATAGCAATGCCGTCGATTCCGCTTTCCAGCATCTCTTCATCAATCTCAATGTAATATGTCTTTAGCTTTTTGTTCATAGCGTCTAGTGTTATATATTTTAAATGAGTTGTTTTCTATTATAGGTTTGAAGTTACAGCCGAAAACGGCACCTCATACTCGAAACCTCGTTCAATACCCTCTAGACTGATTTGATAGTTTGGCCCCGATGGCTTGTCAGTACCACTGCCCCCATCAACACTCGTCACGTTTAAGCCGTTTTCAAGCCCTAACAAAATATAACGACCCATTGTGTCCTTTACCATACAAACAAGGCTAGGGTTGGCCTCTATGTAAGCCTGCAAAGCGAATGCGGTCGACGCTTGTCTGCGAGGAACAGTAAAGTTTACTGAATGAGTGTATTCCTCAATTCCAAATTCATCAATTGAATAACCAACCGTAAAACCTATCGTGTTTCTTGGGCATTCAATTTCAGTAAACGGTGTTTGCAATTCCAACGATGTAATTTCGTTCGTTGAAGTTGAAGCGGTAAAGGACGTAACGTCGCTTAACTTAACAAAAAAGACGTTTCGAGCCCCTCCTAGGTTTTCTAAGCAGTTCTTTTGTATTGTTGTAAGTGTATTGCACATAGTTATTATTTATTCGCTCGTTAATTTAGTCATTGACATAATGTTGAATACAAACACTACACTCAAACTTAAAACCTCTTTGGCTTTCGTTATATCATCGTTGGCCAGGTTCATTATTACTCTTTCCCAACTAAACTGCTGGCGCTCCCGTTCTTTTGCCAACTCATTATAATGTTGTTTTCGTTCGTTTGCCGTAAAATCAGATAAATCCTCTTCTTCTCCATCTTCACCCAGTGAAAAGAAAGCTCCATAATTATTCATGAAGCCTTCCCTCCACTCTATATACTCTTTTACTGCCCCTATTAGCTGTAGTGCGTTTTGGTCCTGAAACAACGCTTTACGCTTTTCAACGTAGTCACCGTATTCTTCGTACTTTATAGCCCCAAACCCAGTTTCTTTGAACTGTTTATAAATAACAGCAATAATAGCTAAGTCATCTTGGTTTTTTAGGTAGTTTTCCAGGTCAATGAACTCGCCCAAAGTCATCCTATTAAACGGAGCTTTTCGAAACGCAACATCATCCACCTGGAACTCTTCAATTCCGACCTTTGCTTTGTTTAAAGAGCTTGATAACTCTTCTTGCTTTTGAATTACATCGATGTAACTCATCTCTTCAGCTTCTTCAGTCGAAATATTCATAAAGATGGCAGCCATCTCAATGTAGTACTCACTTAAAGTTTCGTAATTCTCCTTTTCTATTGTAAGAATTTCGCAATATTGATATATTTTCATTATGCTTCAAGTGAAACTGGAGAAGACAACTGCATGAAGCTTATAAAGTCATTTACGCTATCATATAAATAATCAATGAGGCCTATGCAAGGCAAGTCAAGGAACAAAGTAGACTTTGCTCTTATGCTTTCAATTGTTACTTTGGCATCTTCTTTTCCTTCCTCAATAAAGAATGAAGCTATAATCATTGCGGTCTTGTCTTCTTTTTCTTTGGCCAATATTGTTTCCAAATTGGACATATCCTTAGCTGAATTTGTTTTCCTTTGATTATAAACAACACCTTCAATGGTAACGGAGGATGCTTTATCTCTTTTCTCACTCATATCAAACATACTTACTACGAGGTTTTGAAACTTAATTGAATCAACCTTATAAAGGTCTTCCTTATCAATGGTTGCAAGCTTCGAGATAATAGTAACCCAAAGGTCAACAACGTCGTTTATGTTTGCGAAGCTATTATTCACCATTTGGAACTCACCCAGCGTCAGCTCGGATAGCTTTGTTTTGAGCTCGTATTCTTTTTCGTTTAGTGTTAAAATTGTCATGATGTATTTTGTTTAATGTTTGTTTTATTAAAGCTCCGCTCCTTCGCGAATGTTGTTCAACCTGCCTGTTGTTCTTTTGAGGTCGGTTTCGCTAACGAATGCTTGAATTGCTGTGCTTTGGTTGTCGCTTTCAATTGCTTCGTCCTCACCTGCTTGGTTTGTGTTGTTTCCACCTTGGCCAAAGAAGTTAACGTTGGGTCCAGAAGAAACAGTTGCGCTTGAAGAAGCTGAACTTGCTCCTGCACTTGATGTTCCTGGTACTTTCGCAACAGTTGCCTTAGCTGCCTTTACGGCTTTAGCAATAGCGGCGCCAATACTTATAGCCTGTACACCAAATCCAATCAACAAAGGAATGTTTTGAGGGAACCCTGCAGATAAAGTCTTTGCAAAACCAACAGATATATCTGTTCCAGATTCAGCCGACTTTAAAGCAATGTTACTTAACGTTTTTTGAGCGTTATCTACTAGCTCTTTGGCATTAAGAACTTGCTTTGCAATTAAAGCGGTTTTACCTAAGGCCGTTTCTTCTCCAGCAAATTGAATTGTTGTGTCAAGAAAGCTCCTTTGAGCATTAATCTTCTCTTGAGCTAGTTTTTCAGCAATAGCTGCCTCAACATCTGCATTTGCTTTCTTTGTTGCAAGGTCAGAGGCATCAAACTTTTTGTTTGTTGCCTCTTCCTGTGTTTTTTGTTCATCGCGCAGCTTTGCTAACAACTCTTCATTGCCAGCAACAAGAGCAAGTTTAGCATCAAAATCAGTTTGAATTTGTTCAAGCTCAAGTTGACGCTCGGTTTTTTTCGCGTCAAGTCTAATTTGCTTTTGGCCAGTAAGAAAATTCGTAATAGATTGTTCATTGTCTTTAATTAATTGAACCGCAGCTAATCTTGCATCTTCTGCTATTACTCTTTCGTCTATGTCTTTTGCTTCTTTGTCAGCTGCGGCCTTATCTAGTTCCGCTTGTTCTTTATCTCTTGCGGCTTTTCTTTTATCTCTTGCGGCTTTTTCGTTTGCTATTTTTGTTAACTCAAACCCGTCTGCTTTGTTTTGAATAATAAGAAGAGCGTTTTCACTTTCAGCAATAACAGCTTCGCCGTCTTTTCTTGTTTGTTCAGGGTCAAATATTGTATTTAAACTACTATCGATTGTATCATCCAAAGATTTTTGAACGTCTTCAACTGTTTGCTTTGAAACCAAACCTACTTTTGATAATGCATTAAGAAGAAATACAGTCGTGTCACCAACCAACTTAACAGGAGCAAGCAAATTTGCAAGCAAGTCTTTATAACGCTGTTGTTGTTCAACGTCAGCATTAAGCGCCTGTCGAGCAGTTGCAATCTGAGCCTCCTGGGTTGTAATTACTGCTTTTAATTGCTCTAGTTTTAAATCAAGAATATCTTCTTCTGAAAGCCCTTGCAAGCGCAAACTGTTTTCAGTGTCTTGCGTTACTATTAGTTTTTTTTCAGCCTCTTCAAGTGCTAGTTGAAATATATCAGCCTGGTCTTGAAGACTAAGGTTTAATCTATCCGCAGCATCAGCGTCTTCATTAAGCGTTTTAGCTAATTCGGTTGCGGAAGTGTTCGCAAGAGCAGATTCTTTTGCCGAGTCTTTTATTGCAACAGCAAGAGCAGCAAACGCTGAAACAACACCTATAAGAAGCGCTGCAGCAAGTATGTATGGGTTTGCTTTAGCCGCAACATTAAAAGCCTTTTGAGCTATTGTAACAGCTTTAGTTGTTACAGCAGCAACCTTTTGATTTTTAGATAACCTAATTGCGGCTTCACCTGCTTGAGCAACACCTTGCCCAAACGCAATGGCGCCAACAGCACCTTGAGTTAAATTTTCAATGTATTTATTTTCAATACCCAACAACGCAAGACCACCAATAACGGCGGTCACCGACCCTGCAAGCAGTTCGGCTGAATCCTTCGCAAGTGAAAGGTTTGTCTCAACTTTTGAGATTCCACCAGAAGACTCACCAAGTTGATTTACTTCGTTCTTTAATTCGCCAACGCTTTGAGTTGCCTCATCGACGTCAGACGAATCAAAATTTATCCTACCTGTAATTTCTATTGCCATTTTTTGTGATTATGGATGCGTGCGCATGCTACGCTAATAAATAGTATTATATAAAAGGCTTACCAAAGGTCTTGCCAAGTGGTCCCATCATAAATTTGAGCTTTGTTTGTCGTTGAGTTATAATAAAGCCTTCCTTCAACCGCATCTGGCGCAGCAGCTCTTGGGGTCAAGTCGGCATAATCATTGATTTGAAGGTATGGTACGACCACGGTGTTGTCGGTTGTTGCGGTTAGGTTTTGACCACCAATTACGACTGAGTTTGAAGCTCCACTTATATAATTAAAGTTACCTCCTATAATGACGCTGTTAGTTAAGTTTTTTACGAAATTATTATTACCTCCAATTATTGATGTGTTGTTGGAAAATTCAATTTCATTAAATACACCGCCAATTATTGAACAGCTATCTGAAGGATTACTAATTAGATTTATTCGTCCACCTACAATAGTAGAAGCAGTTGTTGGCTGTCCAAACAACATACGATTTTGAATCCCTCCTAATATTGAACAATGAGAAGCACTATTTAAAAAATTACTATTACCTCCAATAACACTTGAATAATTTCCGTAGATTTGATAGTTAAAAGGGCCTCCAGTAACTAATCCTAGGCTTGAATTATTAAAGGGTTGGTTTTCTGAAGCGTTGCCTAATCTTATATTTTCATCTACTAAATCTATTCCAATAAAGTCTGTAAATACAACAGTGCCTCCACTTGAAATAAGAAAGTCAAAATTCGTTCCTCCAGTTATAGTTGGGAACGTTTCTATGAAAGTTTCACTGTTGCCAGTTGCATTTACATTGCTTCCAAAGATTTCATTATAGTTTCCCTCAACCACATTTAATTGACCACCTATTGTGTTGAACTCGGCGTAAGTCGATAGTGTGTTTAAGTTTCCATTTACAACGTTGTTGCTTGCTCCCTCGGCAATGAAGTTATACTTTCCATTAACTTGGTTTACAGCGTTGGAAATTATGATGTTTCTTGACCTAGTCCTAGTTGAAGCAAGACCTTGAACCGCAGCCCCTCTAAAAGGAGCAGGAGATGGAGAAGAAAGTATGTTTTGAAATTGAAATACTGCAGGTGATTGAGGTATTGGGTTTGACCCACTTCCTCCACCTATAGGTTCGCCACCTGGAACACCAATCGGGTTGTCTCCAATAGTTATTACGTTCGGTATTTGAGAATAGTTTCCGTAAGAAATTTCCTCATCAACCGTAATTAATTTCATTTTGGTCGGACGCTTGATTGTAGCATCGAAATCCGAAATCTCCAATATGTTGAACGCAGTGTCGTTAACGAAAATAATATCATTTAGCTTCGTATTCTTAAAATCATTCTCATTCAAGTCGAAGAAAGCTTCGAATATTTTTCCGTTATTTATTTGACTCATTGTTCGACGCCAGTGAAGGTTAAACAAGTTGTTGTTTGTTACACTTACAGTGTTGTTGTACAGTAAGTATTTTGGGTGCGCAAAATTCAACTCAAACGTCGAGTTTATTGGGTCGTTAAGGTGACCGCAATACAAGTACTGAGTAAGCCCTAATTCGCCTTCTGGAGATTGATAGTCTAAGTCTATGTACCTGTCCACAATTGAATAAGGACCGCAGTTTCTTAGCTCACCCTTCAAAACGATGAGTTGGTTGGTCTTCGGTTCAAACCCGTTGATTGGCAAAACAAACATATCATTGGTCGTTTTAACAATAGGCGCAGGCTGAAAGCCTATTTCCATTTTATCAACACCCCTTAGGTTGTTATCGTCGAAGACGTAAGTGAACTGGCCATACGTTTCATTTAACTCGTCCTGGTAAACGGTATTAATAATATCTTTTCCTTGTTTATAAGTGAATATTTTGGACCTCTTGGCCGATTCATTAGCATAGGTTAAGGTTTCACCATTGTCTTTCAAAATCTTCTTTGAAAAGTCTTTTAATTCACCTGTGTCAAAGTAGTTATCACGCGTTTTGATAATGAGGTTGGTCGAGTCGTTTTCGTCCACGTCAATAAAGAGGTTGAACATATTGACAACTGACTTCAAGAATTCAGATTGGCTCATCTTTGGAACGAAGTCGCTTAATTCAAGACGAGCACCGAAAGAAACGTTTGTTGGTGTCGGGAAAAATTGAACCTCAATATCATCGAATAGTAGTTCATTCTCAATTTCAACATAGTTTGATGGTGCAATGCTCCCAACACTAATATCAGCCCATCTTCTTGGCAAACCAACCTGCTGAACTGTTAACTGCGTACGAAGCCTTATGTCTTCCGCTTCTAATATGAAAGGTACTTGCATATCAAATTCAACAACACGACTATCTAACTGCGTCGTACCCGATGGAAGCGTATAAATATTAGTACTTTCACTGAACAATTGCGCAATAGGTATTGTACTTGCAACACCTATTCCTTGAAAACTATCATTGACTGCTCTGACTCCAACTGAATAAATCCATCCTCGTGGTGCACTTCCATTGAACTCTGCACCAGCTGACTCCGTTCTAATATAAGCTGGTGCACCAGTGTTATTTACAGCATTGAAAGTCAACTTAGCCTTTACTCTGAATGTATAATACTGGGCCGCTGCTGCCTGTATAGGTGCGGTGTAGGTGTTGTTTGTTATATCGTAATTATCACCGTTATCTATCTCGTTTTCACCTGCTTCAATTCGATAAGCATTATAAAACTGTTCAATAGTTAAACTACCATTAAGCCAAGGTGTTTGTTTTCCATCGGCTCCATAACCAGGCGGAGAAGAATAAGTTGAACCCGTAGTGTTTTGAGCGTAAGAATAGAATATATCAAACGCCTCAGGTGATAATTCGGGAGCCTCTTGAGAATATGGCAATATGAGGTTGCTAAATTGAATATCTTTGTTGTCTTGCTGGTCAAAAGTATAGGTGTACCCAGCGTTGGCAAATATTTTATCAAATAAAGTCTTAACGAAAGGTGCGGGGCGCAATTCATTTAGGTCATATACGTTGTCGTTTTCATTAAGGAAAGGCAAAGGGTAAGTGTAACCCTCAGCAGGTGTATGGGACCAACTTGCAACTGACCCAGCTGCAGTGTAGATGTGGTCGAAACTGGACAAATCCAATTCCGATAGGTTTCGACCTTGAATGTTGGCGTAAAAAGTTGCAACCTCCGAATAAATTACGCACTCATAGCTTACCGCTTTTTTGGTTGTAGCCTCATCCGACTGCGTGTTGATTTTTAATAGACGCAAGTTGCCCTCAAACACGAGGGTGCCGTCCTTCATTACAACACATTTATTAACAACCTTTCTATTGAAGGTTTCACTTTCTAAATTGATGTCATAAAGCTGACCAAGCGCTAGGTTGTTTGCTTTTGTTCCAGGAAAAACAACCGTCTTTGAAAATGAACCACCTCGTTTCGAAATATCCGACACGTCTGCGATGGTTTTTGTCAAAGGAAAAGCGAGCTTATCATCAGCTATCAATTCAGCTTGATAATCAGTGTTAATAATTTGTACCTTTACCATTTTTTACTTATCTTTGTGTTACTTCTTACCAGTTAATTGCGTTTTGGTTTGCAAAACGTATAACGATGGTGTAACGTATGTTCTTATTATTAATCTTCTTCTGCAGAATGCTGCTAGTTGTTTCCACTATAACAGGATAGTTACGACCTGTTTGATTTGGGTCTTGCCATAGCACGTAAGGTGAACTTATCAACTCTTGAAAATGAGCTGATTCAACGTCGGATAACCAAGCAGTTGTTATACTTAGTCGTTCTACCTTTGAAACGTCCAAGGTGCCCTCTCCAAATTGCTCAGGAGTGTAGCTATACTCATTAGTTTCACTGTTCAACTCACCCAAAGCATATCTTGCCGTGGTCCTTTTGATATTTTGAGTTTGCTCTGACTTATAATTAAACGCAAAGCTTGAAAAGCTACCCAAAGAATCCAAAAACATTAAGTTAACGGGCTCATGCTTATAACACCTGTTGTCAAGCATAATCTTAAACTTCTGCGTTTTTATTAAAGTACCACTTGTATCACCTAAATGGACCGTATACCACTTGGCCGCTGCATCAAAAATACTTCCTGACCCCGCTACAGTCGTGTACTGGCCTTCTGTTGCATTGCCAGGCCCCGCATTTATTGGCGTTATATAATTCGATGAAAACAATTTAAGCCTTCTCTTAATGGTCCCTAAATCGTTTTCAAGATATACGTATCTCAATACGGAAGTTGTTCTAAAGTTCGTAAATGCATTCAATAGCAGGTGTTGGTTCCTGTTCATTGTGGCACCTGTAAGTGGTAAAGTGCTTAACCAGTTACCGTCTGTTGCTCCAACGCTACCTGTAAGTGGTATTTGATAAGTATCCCAATCATAATCCATAAAGTCATTATGAGGAATTGCTCCATTAAACACCGAAGTCCCAGTTACGAGTGTTGCATCTTCAGAAGATGATATAAACTTTGTTCCATCCGCATAATAAGTGGTGCCTGATACTGTTGAACCTGTTCCTGGAACGTTACCAGCAACACTTTCATAGGTCCTGTTCACGACAACGCTTGATGATGAGCCAGTTGATACAACAGTTAAAATACCTTCAAGCAAAGGTTGCTCTAACCCTCCGTCACTTTGATTAATGATTATCTGGTCGTTTGCAACGTAAGGTATGTCTTCTTGAAAAGTTAACTCAACCATTCCGTTAAAGCCAGCAGGCAAACCAGTGGACTCGCTATACGACGTCCATAGATAACTTCTTGTATATTCTTCACGTAGCTTAATGTTATAACGTAAATACGTTGCAGGAGCGTTTGTTACACCAGTGGAACTAGGACTTGCATAAGTCACATAATCCGAAAGCTGACGATTGCAATCTATTACTCCAAAACTATCGATTGGACGAGGCGGAACCTTCTTGGTAAACATTAATTCAGCGCTATCGGTGTTATAGAACTCAGCTATGTATCGATAGTTTGGCTCACTTGTGTTTGGTGAGTCAACATAATAAACAATAGGGTTATATGCTGGGCTTAACCTGCCTTGGTTTTGCGGACTACCGCTTACTGTTACGCTCATTATTCTTCTTCTTCTTTAAGTTTTGACTCGATTACATCTTTAAAAAGACTTTCTAAAATTGTTTCAAGTTGTTGCGTGTTATAAAACTTTTCCAACGCGCCTAGGTATAATAAATAATCCTCACTTTCAATTTGGATTGAAACAGGAAAATTATTGTTCAAATTGAAAGCAACTTGAATAGACCCAACAAGCGCACCTGTCTCAACCAAACCTTCACTTTGAAGGAAAGATTGAAACGCTTGTTTAATTTGACCTTCGTAAGATTGAAAGTTTACCGCCATTATGGGTTAATTTGAATTGCGTTTGGAAATAATTGACTTATTGCCCCAGCAACCGTTGCTTTACTTAATCCCTCATCACTGCCCGTAACAGGCAAGCTAAAATCACGTGCAACAACGTTAACACCATTAACGCCTTCAGTGAACACAAGCTCTAGGCGAGCTACTTTCGTGATTGCATTATAGTCAACTCTTGCCACTTTGAAGTGAGGGTTGTTCATTGTGAAGTCTTGTATTGTTTGAACGCCATTTAACGCCCACTGGTAATCCTTTAAATCTGCCATATCTTTTTTGTTTATTTCGGGGGATAACATATTCCACCGATGTAATTTCCTTTTCAATAAAGAGTGTTGTTTTCTTATGAATAATGGGTTCTACATACGTATGCACCATAACTGCTTGTTGAGGTCTTTGATGCACGTGCCATATCGCCTGAAGAGTTTATTCTAAACGCATTCCTCGTACTTACGGTTTCATCGGTGTCGGCGTGCCAAGCAAATACGTCACTTCCGCTTACGCCTGAAATTGTTATTGAACGGTTCCAAATGTTTGCAGTTAAATAGTAAGATGAATCATAATTCATCGCTGAATTAAATTCGGCCCTTGAAGGCAAACGCCAATCACTCGAACCTGAATAGCTAAAAGCATGAGCAGCTGCAATTGAAGTTGTCCAATTGTTACCAAAAGCAACTTTAAACTGAAGCCAACCCAGACCAGTTAAGTGGTCTATAATATAATAAAACGTAGCACCTCCAAAATCAGCTTCTTCAAACTGGGCTTTTGAATCAGAAGCTGCCCCACCTGCGTCATTTGTAAATCTTATCTTTGTTCCAAACTCATTATCATTAACTAGTGTATACATTGGGTCCGCTGCGTCAAAGTCAAGTCTTTGAATTGTTGTTGCGGTGGTGCTATAATTATAACCTCCATTCGCTACTTGCCATCCAACGTCACCGTTAGCATAACTTGTGGTTAAACCATTATAATGAGGCCTTTGATAAAGTATACCACCTGCAGATGAAACACCTGAAAAGTTTACAGCCAACCCAAAGCTAAAAGGAAGCGTTTGAGACTGTCCATCAACGTTTGTAACTGTTATATTGCCTAATTGCAAAGGGTCTGCTCCTGGGTACTCATAATCGAAAGCAGGCGTACCACCAGTTGAGTTGTTCAAGTTGAAATTATCAAGTGATAAGTTAAGTGCTGCAGGGTATCCTGGGTCAATTACGGTTCCACTTTCAGTTGTTATCACAATATCAGCTAACGTAAGTGAAGAAGTTGCTGGCAATGAAACTGAAAAGCTTGAGTTTGAATTTTGAATGAGTGAATTTGGAACTTGAAATGCAAAGTTTTCACCAC